ATGCAGGCCATGATGCAGCAAGCTGGCCCCGGCCCGGTTCCCGAAGGGACGCAGTTTGCCCAAGCACAACCTACCGCTCAAGGCATTGATGAGCTGCCTGTAGAGTTTGGCCTTGCGGGTGGCGGCATCATTGCGTTCCAAAGTCGTGGTGCCGTTCCGGAGGCTGAGGGAAAAAAATACGAAACTCCATACGACCGGATGGACCGCAAAAATCGCGAGGAGGAGGAGCGCCCAGAGCGCAAAAAAGATAACGAGGGAATTCTCAAAGCTCTGGCGTTTTTGTCCGCGCCACTGGCTGCTGCGGGCGATGTCGTTGCATCCCCGTTCCGTGGTTTGTATGGCCTAACGCAGCACGGCGGCACCAGCATGACCCCGCTCATGGACGCTCGCGCTCGTTTCTTGGCGTCTTCAGAAAACGCGCCTGCATCAGAATCCGCTGTTCGCGAAGTTGCGGCCGAGAAGCCTGCGCCAACACAAGCGGAGAATCGTGGAGCCATCAACGCGTCCGACGCAGCAGGGCGCAGCGCGCCCCCCGCGCCAAAACCAGTGGCCGACCTAAAGGCGTTGGCCGAAGCTGATGCAAGAAAGAAGCAGGCTGCACGTCCGCCCGCACCTGTTGCACAAGCACCAGCGCCTGCGGCTGCTGCGCCGACCGCAAGCATGATGCAATCCAACTCCCCATTGGCAGACGAAGCCCAACGCCTTGATGTCGAGCGCATGCGTGCAGACCCGCAAGCCGCCGCTGCCAACAAAGAGCTGATGTACCAGTCTCGTATTGGTGCACCGGACACCACGCAGCGCGACGCCATGATCAAGCAGTTGCAGGAAGAGCGTGCCCGTCAGGTCGGCCCACAAGACTCGTTCGGCCAGCTCATGGAGTACCTTGGTCAAATCGCCGCCACACCTCGCGGCATGTCGTCGTTTGAGGCTGGCGCTGCTGGCTCCCGTGGTGTGCGTGGCTTGGAAGAGCAGCGTGCTCAGAAGCGCTTTGACCTTGGCTCCAAGATCATTGAGCAGGAGCAAGGCAAGATCGACGCCTCCCGCCAGTACGCCAAGGAGGTGTACGGTGTTGGAGAGAAGGAGTACGACCGCATCTTCAAGGAAAAATACGAAGCCGTTGGTCGTGTCGGAACCACCGAGATGGAGCGGAAAAAGCTTGCTCAGCAGGCCGCTCTTAAAGAGCTGGAGCTGCAGCAAGAGATGAAGCGCAAGGAAATGGATATTGCACAGCGTAAGGTTGAAGAGCGTGGCCGCATGGCGCGTGATCGTGTGCCGTTTAATGCGGTTGAACGGCAGTTCGACCTTCTTAAGACAGGTGATAAGACCAAAGATGCTGCCATACTCCAGAGGCTTGTACAAGAGAACGCTGAGGCTAAAAAACCCGGTCTTGACATGGAGCTTGTTAAAAAGTTTGAAAGTTTGCCGGGGGTTAAAACTGACTTGCAGATGCTCTCTGTGCTCCGTACACAAGCCAATCCAAAACCCGAGACTGTTGAACGTATCAACAGGCTTGAGAGCGCGCTCGGGGCCAAAGCAAGGCAAAACGGTATTGATCCAGCAAAGATTGGTATAAGCGGTTCGACTCTTGGTAGCGATCTTAATCTGTCACAATGGGGCGATGTTAAAAAGAACTGATGAGGGTTTCAGATGCCTACCTACACCATCACAGCGCCTGATGGCAACTCCTACTCAATAGACGGTCCTGAAGGCGCTTCTAAAGACGATGTAGTTCGCGCAATTCTGGCTAAAAATCCTTCCGCTGGACGAACTCCATCTACAGAGCGCACAACAGGCGAGGCTTTTAAAGATGTAGGCGCGGGTATTGTCTCTGGTGTTGGTAGTGTCGTTCAACTGCCGGGTCAGCTCTATGGATTAGCCACAGGGGACTTCTCTAAGACTGGTTTATTGGGTCTTGGAGAAAACATCACCAAGTACGGCGAGGAGATGAAATCTGCGGGTCTAAAGGCCAGCGAAGCTACTCGTACTGCAAAAGTTCAAGAAGCAGAAAAAGAAGGACAGTTTGCCGCGTTTAAAGCCGCGCTCGGAGAAACAATTACAGACCCGGCTTTGCTCACTAGCTTTCTCGCAGAGCAAGTACCTCAACTTATACCAATGATTCTGGCTGGCGGCGGCGCTGGTTATATTGCTAGTAGAGGTGTAATGAGTGCAGCGGCCGCTCGCGGCGCAGCGGAAGAAGCCGCTAAGCGCTTAGCTACTCAAAAGGCTGTCAAGGTCGGCACGACATCGGCGATCCAAACTGGCGCGGTCATGCAGGGTGCGGACGTAGGCGCTGGTTCATACGATGAAATTTTTAAAGAACTCACAAGCAAAGGCATGTCGCCTGAACAGGCTGCAGAGCAGACTATCAACAAGGCCCGTCTGGCTGGCGTAGCTGGCTACGGTCTGTCTGTTCTGGCCAACCGTTATCTTCCCGGTGGTAAAGCGCTGGAAGAAATTCTGGCTGGTAAGAAGATTACTGGTGGTCGCATTGGTACGGGCGTTGTAACTGGTCTCAAAGAAATTCCCGGCGAGAACATCGAAGAGGTTGGCGGTCGCGTTGCGCAAAACATTGCTGCTCAGCAAGCTGGCCTTGACCGTGAATTACTGGCAGGCACAGGCCAAACTGCTGCTATGGCCACGTTGGGTGCTGCTGGTATGGGTGGTGGCGCTGGCCTGTTGGCTGGCCGCGCTCCTACAAAGGATATTCCACCTAGCGTTGATCAGACAACTGACACCACTCAGCAACAAGATCAGACAACTACTCCTACTCAGGAACAAGAAAGCACCATCACTTCTCTCGCCGATGTCTTTGCTGACAAGCCAGCGCCAAAAACTAGTCCAGACGCAGAAGCGTTGCAGGCTGACTACGACAAACGCGAAGCTGAAATCAAAGATATGGAGGCTCGTGGCGTTACTTTGACTGGCGAAGAAAGAGGTTTGTTGCTGGGCAAAAGACAAAAGCAAAAAAGATTAAAAGCACAGATTGATGCGCTTATCCAAACACCTCCAACGGGAGAAAAAGATGTTACAGGAACTGAACAATCAACAGGTGGAGCAGGCACTACAGTATCTGCACCTGCAACCGAACAGCTTTCCACCGCCGCAGGAACTGAAACACTTAAACGAGATGGAGTGGTTTCTACTGGACCGGATGCTACAGTGTCTGCTACAGGAGAAGGATCAGCAACCCCTGCAGTAACACCCCCCGCAACAACCACAATCACTCAACCAACGGAGATTACAAGTGGCACTCAAGCCCCTCAAACCATCGAAACAAAACCGGAAGAACCGCAAGCAACCCCCGCCGCAGTAACTGCAACTACGCGCAAGACCAAGCTTGATGCAGACGAGGCGTTCCTCAACTCTTTGTTAGGAAACGATGGACTTCCCTCGCGAGGTAGCGCCGCTGCTACGCCTGAGCAAGCAAAGATTGACGCTAAAGTTGACTCTATAGCGGCTGATTACGGCCTCGTCCGTATAGATGGGGAGAGTACCCAACAACTTGCAAATCGCTTAAAACTTGCTGCGGCGGAACGTCGCGCGGCTGAACAAGAGTTTGTACGCCGTACCACTGAAGAAGGTGAGCCACTTGCGGCTATCGAAGATCAACTCATCGCCAAACAATCTCTCATAGGTAAAAAGCCAATTACTGTTCCCACTGAGCAACGGGGAATGTATGAGGAGATGCGTGAAGGGTTTAACGAAGGAGTTGAGGACGAGACCCAAAAGCTGCCAGAGTTTGACAATCTGACTCCCGACGAAAAAATTAAGTACTTTCAAGAGAACATCTCTCGCAACAGTTGGGATGAGCACCAGCGTGCTGCTGAAAGCCTATCTGATTACATCGAATCCAAACGAACTGAATCAGAAGAAGCCACGCGCAGAGCAACTAAACGTGGTGTTTCGCAAAAGGCTTCAGAACCACAACGCCGAGAAGCCCAAGACCTTGTGCGTGCTGGTGACTCTTATCAACGTGAGCGCCTTGCGTTCAGTCGTAAGGCTGGCATCGCGTACGAGCTGCCAAACTGGGGCAGTCTGTCTAAAGAAAGCCAACGCGCATACGCATCGATCAACAAGACCGATACTGTGCTTGAGCAGGATATGGCGTTCCGTGCCATTAAAAAGCAGGTGCAAAAGGAGCAAGAGGCCGAACGCTCCCGCCTCGGTATTGAGGAAGCTGAACGCCGTTCTACACAGGAGATGGAAACTGCTGCCGAACGCGCACGCGAGTCTCAACCTGCGGGCAAAGGCAGCATTCTGCCCTTGAACGTGATCAAAATGCTTGGGCGTGGCAATATTGCTGGCGTCTTGGACTATCTAAACGAGAAGGGACAGGGACTGAAGCCCAAGACTGCCCGTGTTCTTGGACAGGGTAGGGTAAAAATTCGGGACACAATCGCACAGAAAGTGTTTCGTGCTTTAGCGGGCGCTCTTGCAAATGTTGAAGGGCTGAAGGTCAATGTTGTGTTTGACAAGAACATGATCTACGACCAGCTTGCCCGATACGATGCCAATACCAACACGTTGTATGTCGGCCCCAAGGGGTTAGACGAAGCTACTATCCTGCACGAGTTGCTGCACGCAGCCACGGTAAAGGTTATCCATCAGTTTTTTACTGACAAGACCAAACTAGACGCACGGCAAATTGCTGCGGTGGAACAGATTCAGACGATTGCTTCATACGCCAAGCGAATCATGGGCACACGCTTCCCAAATGCGTTTGAAAACTTGTACGAGTTTGTGGCCTACGCGCTTACCGACCTAGACTTTCAGAACGAACTGTCCAAAGCGCAAGTGCCGGGCATTGCGCGTGCTACTAAGAAATCTAAGGAAGCTGACGCACTGGCTGAGATTGCGCCGGAAGCCGAAACAGAACGTAATCTTGGCCGCGTTACTGAACCTCCTGTACTGTTTGAATCTCTGTGGGATGCGTTTACTGGTACGCTTGCGTGGATGTACAAGCTGTTCCGCCCCGAACAGCAGCAGACCAAAATTTTGTTGCCGACTGAAAAAACCAGACTTGGCAAGCGAGTGGATTCTGATAAGAAGATTGCTCCGGTTAAAGGTACCGAACAACGCAAAATGACAGCGGAAGAGCGCGAAGTTCTTGCGCCTGAGTCTCTGTTCGATAATCCTGAACAGACAGATAAAGCTACTATCCCCTCGCTGCCGACTGATCTGACAAGTAAAGCTGGCGTCACTAACCTGCAACGCGCCGTTCTGCGTGAGCCCGGATACAGAGGCAACCTCCTGCTTGAAGTCGCCGCTGCTGTTCAGCAAATTATGGAAGCACCGGAAGGCGGCATCACGGCTCTTGCTGGCAAAGAGACTGTGAGTTCTGAGCTGTACGCAAAGAAACCCGCTGCACAGCAACAGCGGAAGAAAGCTGAACCGCAAGACAACACAGTCGAGGCAATTCTCAAGCGCAACGAGCTGCCTGAGATATCGACTGTATCCAATATCCGTAAACACTACGGCACGCGCAAAGCGTATAACTATCTCAAGAAGAAGTTTCAGAACAGCCGCGACTCTATCAAGCGTTGGGAAGATGCGTTGTACCGCGCAGGCAAGATCATTTACAGCGGCGGCGGTTTGAACGATGTGTACACCCAAATTGTTTTGTCTTCTGGCCGCGCCAAAGATTTGTATCTGACCAAAGTGGAACCCGCTGCTTCAGACCTGCGTAACGCTGTAAACGACTACGCAAAAGCAACGGGTCAAACTATTGACGAGGCGGCGCGTGATCTGCACGTAGTCGGTATGGCGCGGCACGAAGGTGAGCGCCGCGATGTGAAGTACATGCTCAACGTACCGCTGAACAAAGACAAGCAAGCCGTCACACTACCGGGAGGCACTACTCTTAACATTGCACCTTCTGAGTTTCGTATCCGTGCGATGGAAGCCATCTTCTCGGGCAAACTGAACGCAGGTCAGATCAAAGAGTTACGTACTGCGCTGAATGATGTTGTGGCCAAGTACGCTGACCCAACAGGTTTCTCGGGTATCAACAGCGCTGAGCCGGGCGGCTATAAATCTGATAAACGCGACTCTTCGGAATACAACGTAGTTGGTGGGTACTCCCCCGCCGATATGAAACGCGTGGAAGACGCGCTGTACACGAACAAAGATGCCAAGGTAAAGGCTGCTGTAGACAAAGCCATGAAAGCTATGCAAGGGCTTCACAAGGCTACGATCTATTTGGACAAAGAATCCAACTACTGGTCTAAGCCTGTGCAAAGTGTCGTAGATTTTTACGGCTGGGAAAACTACATCCCTCTTAAAGGTAAACAACACTTTGTCGGAAAGAACGATGATTTGCTGTCGTTTGACAGCTCCCGTCTTGGCACTGAACTGCAAGAAAAGCAGTATTCGTTTGAGGGTCGTGAGACTGAAGCGGACAACGCTATTTTGCAATCAATGGTTGACGCCACTCGCGCCTCGCTACGTGCTGGACGCAAGGACGTAACTCTGGCTATCAAGAACTCAGTCAAGGACCCCAACCCTAAAAAGCGTTTGTTGGAAGGTGAGATCAAGGCAACCATACCATTTGCCGACCGCTACAAGGCAGCTTTGCAAGAATACAGTGGCCCTAACTACGTGTATCACTACAACTCTGATGGTTCAGTTGACATTATCTTGCTGCGTGACAAAGAGCAGCGTGAAGCGATCAAACGCACGTATCAAGATTCTCAACCTCTAATCGACGCGCTCAACACAGTTACCAGCACAATCGGGCAGATGCACACTCGCTACAACGTAGCGTTCGGGCCAATGAACTTTGTGCGTGACGCGCTGACCAACGCTTTTACAATCGGCGCTGAGATGGGGCCAAAAGCTGCGGCGCAATACATCGGTGCGATTTCGGTAAAGGTGGCCACAGGTGGGTTGTTCAAAGCGGGTAAGGTGGCTTGGTTGTATGAGTCTGGTAACTTTACCGAGATTCAACGGCTTGCAGCCAAAGACCCGTATGTGGCCAGCATATACGAGTACATCAAGCAGGGCGGTAAAGTGTCTTACTTGCAAGGTATCTCATCAAACTCACAGCAAAAAGAACTTCAGCGCAACTTGGGCAGTGGCAACTTGAAGAAAGCCAAAGCCGCCGTTGATAGAGTCGTAGATGTTTGGGTTGATAGTTTTGAATTGGCCAGCCGTGCGGCAGCTTACGAAATATCCAAGTCTCAGTTCAGAGCGCAAGGTCTGAGCGAAGTGGATGCCAAGGCTAAAGCTACAGGGTACGCAAAGAATCTGGCTAACTTTGAACAAGTAGGCGAGTGGGGCCGTGCTGCTGGCGCGGCATTCATGTTCTTCCGGCCTGCTGCTACTGGCGCTGTCCGAGCAATTGAAGCTTTGGAGCCAGCATTCCGTAGCCCTGAGTCAGCAATGGCTGATCTGCCGATGTCTGTTCGTAACGACCCAGAAGCCGTAAAGAAATTTAAAGCTAATTACAAGAAACAGAGTGATGCTGCTAAAGGCATGACTCTGGGTTTGTTGGGGTTGGGTGCGGCTATATACGGTATGGCCTACATGCTGGCTGACGATGACGATCAAGGGCGCAACAAAGTAGCCACTGATGACGCATCGCGCTGGTCGCGCTACGCACGATTCCATTTTGAAATACTGGGTAAGGATGTCATATTCCAGATGCCTTGGGGCTTTGGTATTGGCGCGTTTGCAGCAGCAGGGGCGCAGATAGCATCGGTTGGCCTCGGAAATACTTCCGTGAAAGACGCGCTAACTAACACGGTGCTTATTGGCATGGACTCGTTCCTGCCTCTGCCTGTCTCGCGTATCAATCCTATGGACCAGCCAGCCGCGTGGTTGATGGACTCAGCGTTACCAAGCGCGTTGCGTCCTTTCCTTGAGTGGACAATGAACGTGGACGGTTTGGGTCGAGAGATTTACAACAACAGGCAGTCTCGGTTTGGTGATGCGTACACAGGCGGAGACAACATTCCTGAGATGTACAAGTCCGCAGCGCGTATGCTCTACGAAGCCACAAGCGGTGCAGTGGACTGGAGTCCAAACACAATGTACTTCTTCGCCAATAACTATCTTGATGGTGTGACTCGTCTGGGTCACGGCATACATAACATTGCGTTGACGGGTGCTGGAGACAAAGAGTTCAATCCAAAGACTGATACTCTGGTGTTTGATAGCTTCTTTGGCGCTCCGTCCAACATCGACGCTCGTGAGTTCTCAAATGTTGAGAACAAAATCTTGGACATAAAGAAAAGACTTAACTCACTTGAAATTAACAGTCCAGAACGATATGTAAAATATATTGAGGACAACCCTATGCATATGGCGCTGGTTAATTCGTATGACCAACAGGTCAACGGAACACTACGCGACCTGCGGGAGCAAGCAAACGTTTATCGCCGTATGCAGGGGCTGACGCCTAAAGAGCGCAACGAGCTTGTGAAAAGCACTGTCCAGATGCAGAACCTTGTGAAGCGCAACCTCTTGGACATGTTTGAGGCGTACGAAATCAAGCCCTAACCTATGCGCCACGCCCTAACCCCAAGGACATTGTCTTTGTGGCTAGGGTAAGCCTTCATCTTGATTTTTACTTTCTTTGAAGTCACGTCAATGATGTAGACCATATGGGATGGGCGCATTGTGGGTATAAAGAAACTGTCCCCTACGTTCATAAATTCGTAGGGGAACACCCACTCAGGCTCGTCTTCCGGCGCGGGTTCAATCAGCTTTTTGCTCATCTGCAATGATCTCTTTCGGGAACAAGTGAGAGATGTCTGACTGAATCATGTACGCCTGTACGTTGGTGCTACCAACTGCATCGTTCCAACCCGAAGCCATCTGCTTGCGAATCTTGCCAAGCAACACACCCGAGTCCGATAGGCGCTTCTCAAAGTCTTTGATACCTAACTTGATTTCATGCAGATACTGCTTGAGCGCAGAGGTAGAAATGTAGATATGGCTGCTGTCCACCTCAGCCCTGATATACAGGGGACCGCGCGGTGTGACCTTGACTTTGTGGTCATGGACCACCAACATGTTCTGAATGTTCTTGTTGATGAAGTCACCCAACACGTCACCTCTGTCATCAGCATCGGCTCGTTTCTTACCAGCTATGATGCGGTTAAATTCCTTGCCTACCACTTCCATGATGCGGTCCATGTTGAAGTGAAGCATGTCCATATCTCGCAGGATGCGCTCAGCCAGCATGACGCCAACGATCAGGTTTGACAGGAAGCGGTACTCACCGCTGTTGGTGTACTTGTCAGATACGTGCATGTGCGCGATTTTGATGCGGCGCAACATTTCTTCCGGCCCAATCCTAAGCACCTCTTGGATGTAGGGCGTACCTGCATGGCCGTAGTTGTTCTTAAGCTGCTCGAACATCTCGATACCGCGCTCAAGTGTCAACTCATACCCCGGCACATTTGGCTTGGTTATGGTCGGCTCAAGGATACGCATTTCCTCTGCCGTAGTGTTCGACTTGTACGTAGAGATGATGTCGATAAGACTGTTGTTTGATGTGATGATGGTGATCAAGCGCGTGATGAACTCAGACTCGCGCTCTTGGTTGGCTGAAGACATCAGTCGAATCTTTGGACGACCTGCGGAAGTTTTGTAGACCACATCGGACGCCACCTTGCCATCTAGGTTGGTCTGCTCATCAAGACCAAACGTAATATTCTTTGAGGTGATCATACGCTGGGTCAGCGCATTGGGGGTTGCATCGTTGACTGTCAGGCTTTCGGGGTTCCCCCAGATACTCATAGCGCCATACAATGCGCCTGTCTTACCTGTACCGGACTCGCCGTAGAGCGATAGAACAATACCGTTGACGTTGGTGAACTCCATCAGCGGCGTAGCAAACCCGCAGAGCATGGCGAACGCATGGAACTCATAACCGGGGTCGTTGAACAAACGCGCTGACTTCAACCACTGCTCAAACGTACCTGCCTGTTTGATGTAGCGCACTACGTTCTTGGCCATCGGGGATGGTGGGCAGTGCCTTATCTCATTTGCAAAAATCTCGCTTGTACCGAGTACAAACGACTTGTGGTCTTCTGTCCACCCTTGCTGTATACGCATGATGTCTGCTCTCTTTGTTTGGATTAGGTAGCTGGCCCACTTCATTAGATAGCTGGCCAACCTTGGTGCGTGTGTAGGTTCAAATGTAACGCTGTTTGACGCAAGAATTGATTTGAGCTTGTCTGGCGTTGTTACATCTTTCAGAGGCAAGAGAAATTCTCTGGTAGCGTCATGCGGGAGTACAAGGCGCATGATCAAGCACTCGCCATCGTGGGGGCTGTACAAGCGCTGCGTAGGGTACAGATCGTTTGGCACAAGCATCTCAGGATCATGGGGAATCTTTTTCCCGTCCTTGGTGATCCTTGGTGGGGGTTGAAAGTACACACCACCGTTGATTGGCCGAAAGTAAGGTGCGATGAAGTCTGGGAAGACTAAAACATCTTTGGTATCCTCGTTGACCCGTACTGGGTCCGCTTCTTTTTCGGCTTCGGGTTCAAGTTCTGGTTCAACGTGGATTGGCTCATCTGGCTTAGCGAGTTTGAGGCTTCGGGCAAGCATAATAGGCCCAGCTTTTCCAAATCGCCCCCGATGTGGACATCCATTGCATCCTGCTGAGTTTTCTCGTTCAAAGGCAGTACAACTGTGAGACCATGTGGCTTCTTTAAGAGACTGTGCTGCTTTTCGTTCTGTGGCTTCCTCTGTGTATCCGGAGTGGTCTTCGGATAGTTTGTGTATGGCTGAAGCGCCATCAATACACCGAGCGGCGACAGATATTCCAGCGTACCACAGCGGCTCTGGACAACTAGCGGCGTTGACGATGATCTGTTTAATCTGCTCACATCCATCCCCTTCAATACTGGCAACAGCCAGCTTCTCAAACACATATTCATAGTTGCCGTTCATCTTGTCGAACAGCGCTTTGGTTTCGTCGTCCAGTCCTTTTTCAACCTGAGTAAGGTCAAATGGCTTTTCAACTGTGCCAAGAAGTTCTTCGTACAAACTGAACGGGTTAGGGTCAGCGTCTTGAATTACTTCGACGGGTAGCGGCGCACTTTTTAGGTTGCGTGTACCGGGGCACCGCAGGATACGTGCAGCGTCTGCTGTTACAACCTCATCTATAAAGAGTTCGTTATCCAAGCAGAACTGCTTGAACTTCTCAGCGTACGGTTTCCACGTATCAACTTCAACGTCTTCAGTAAACGGCCAGTAGGCATGGAGACCTCGGCCTGAGTTCACCATGATGGGCTGGGGCAGAGAAGTTCGTGTCAGGAAGGTGTGAAGCGCTATTAGACCGTCTTCCCATGTGGCGTACGGCTTGCCTTCGCCGCAGTCAAGATCAATGAAGAATGATCTAAGATAAAGACAGGCGTTCGCCTTACGTTGATAGCCTTCAAACGTCCCTAGCGCAAAAAATGTGTTGTAGTCATCTCTATCAAACGCTTCCATCTGGTTGATGGCTTCGTCGATGTAGCCAAAGAACTTAGGGCGCACCGCCCCCTCTTTGATGCCCACCACACAAATGTTGCCCTGCGTAGGTAATACTTTCTCAAAAAATTGTTGGTTCATAATCGCAGAGACAATTAAGCGGGGACCAGCCCCGCTGTTACGACAACGGCTGTTTAGGCCGCGCTTTTGTTCACTTGAATAGACCGACCAGCAAAGTCTTCGGCGTATTCTTGTGTTTGCTTCAGGGTGGGCTTAGGTAGCACCCCTGAGCGAATTTCGTCCTTTAAAAAATCAATGAACTGTTCAAGTTGCCTCGTCCTAGACTTCCGGATAACGCCACCACGAAACCAAGTGTGCAGCGTCATGCGTGAAACTTTTAGCATAGGGGCGGCGTAAGATGCGGGAAGCCCTGCCTTGAGGCAGGTACGGGCAAGAGAAATACCAAGGCTGTCCTCGGCATTCTCTATGCTATCCAGCAGTTTAGGGCTGAACTTCCGTGGCATTTACTTCTTGGCCCACTTCTTTACGATCTCGCTCACATCGTCGGCAGACTCGGGGGCTGCCTTGCGGGTGCTCTCGCGCTTGATTGGCGCTTCAACCGCTTCGTCCTTAGCCGCAGGTTGTGCAGGGGCCTCAACTTCCTCTTCGCCTTTATCGGCCTTGTACACAGTCAGCTTGACTGCGCTCTCGGCTGGCTTAGTCTTGCCCTGACGTTTGACTACTTCATACAACTCGTCAGGTACTGCAGCGGCTGGGGAGAACAGCAAGCGTGGTACTGGGTAGTTGATATCAAACTGCATCTTGGTAATCACGCGACCAGCAGACACGTTGTTGTTGGCAAGCATCTGAACGTACGGACGGAAAGGCCACTTGCCAGATTCTTCTTTACCAAACGCGCTTGTTGCGGGAAGAACCAACTGATACACATCACCCTCTGGGTCATTGGGCAACACCACAGCCATGCGCCAAGATAAGCGGCAAGCAGTACCTTGACCACCTTGGCCAGAACCTTTAACAGAGTTCGGGCAGTCAGCGCATGTAGAAGCAAAAGGTTGCGCGACCTCGGGATCGGGAGTCTTGGAGTCGTTAGACCAGCAAGCGGGGGCCAGCTTAACGCCCTTCTTGTAAGTCTGTCCGTAGAACGTACGTGATGCTTCGTGCGCCATCTTCACGATGATGACGTTCATCGATGTGTCGGTGTTAACGCTTTGCTCTTTGCCGCCTACGATCTTGCGGAACACACGGCCCTCGATAGAGATGCGCTTAGTTCCTTGGGTCGCATTGCCAGCAACTGCAAGAGTGTCTTCGTCGAGACCTTGTGGGAGTGCTACGCCGGAGTTTTGAAAAATTGTTGCGAGTTCGTTGCTCATGATGAGTCTGTCCTTAAACTGAAGTTTCACTGGTTGAAGAAGCCTTGCGCACGACTATGTCAAATTCGCGCAGGGCATTTACGCCGGGAGGCAAGCCATTGCCTGATCTCTCGTTCATAAATTCTTTGAAGTTGCGCTGATGGATACGGCGCTCAAGAAGATCAATGGAGCCTTCGCTCTCAACGAACTTTCTGAAGTTGTCCCAGTCAGTGCAAAAATATCTTTCCTTGACCTGTCGTGTGACAGTGCCGCTTGTTGTTTTAAATCCGCTCTGGTTGTTCTCGTTGCAGATTGCTAGAAGGGCTACTTTGATTGACTCCATAGCGTCTTTAAGTTCTTCGTCTTGAGAATCATAATTGGCCTTGAGTGACTCGCGTAGTCTGCGAACCTCTAGGTAATCTGATACCAGTTCTTCCGTGTTGGTGATGATCATATGTTTTCTCCTATCTCTGCTTTGTAAAGGTCCACCAATTTTTCGTGCATATCAACTTTGCCCTGAAGCATCTTGTACATGCGCCGCTCCACCTCGGACCCCTGAAGGTGTATTACTGTCATTTTGTTTTGCTGTCCCACGCGATCAATACGCGCAACGCACTGCAAGTACGTCTCCACCGACATCACAGGCGACCAGAAAACAATGGTATCTGCCGCTGTAAGTGTCACGCCGTGTGAAGCTGATTGAGGTTGCACCAACAACACACGGGGTGTGTCGGTTGTCTGAAAGCTTTTAAAAATTTGCGCGCGAGCGTTGGCCGTTACGTCACCAGAAATAATCTCAGTAGTTACACCTTTCTTAGTCAGGTACTCCTGAATCACTTGGATAGTGTGCTTGTACGGCACGAATACAATGATCTTGTGGGATGCCTCGTCGATGACTTCCTGAAGCACGTTCAAGCGCGGCGAGATATCGAACTCAACCACGTTACCCGTATCGGTGTACACCGCGCCACCAGACAACTGCAAGAGCTTTGTGAGGGCCGCCGCTGCATTGACTGTGCTGATAGTTTCCCCGGCTGCTTTTACCTGCATCTGCTTGACCAACTCTTTGTAGTAAGAAGTGACTTGTGCAGTCAAAGGCACTTCGCGTGTCTGATACATCACATCAGGCAGATCAAGGCACTGCGCTTTCTCGTAACGTATAGCTGGCTGAAGCGCCTTGAACACAAGCTCTTGCGCGTTGGATTTCGGTGCCCACTTGAAGTGGGTTATCTGGCGCATGACCAAGTCTTTCCACGCTGTCTTGAACTTGGGCACTGCACCGGGGTTGACCAGCCGCGCGAGTCCAAAGGCATCCTCTGGTGACTGCGATGCTGGTGTGCCCGTCATCATCCACAGATAGGTGTCGCTCTTGATGATCTTGGACAAAGTCTTCCAGCGCACAGTCGCAGGATTCTTGTATGCGTTGGCCTCGTCCACAATGATGAGATCAAAATTACTTGCGTTGATTGCTTCGCGCTCTGCGTTTACACCGTCATAGTTGATGATCACAAAGTCGTAAGCACCCTCAATCACTCTGCGGCGTCTTGCACCGTGAGCTACGGCGCATGTTCTGTGCATGGCTGTTTTAAACAAGTCTGCTTGCCATGCGCTCTGCATGATGGACAGAGGGCAGATGACCAACACACGTTTCACCATACCCTGATTCATTAGGTAATCCGCTGCCCATATAGCTGCTGAAGTCTTACCTGTACCAGCCTCGTTAAAGCAGAAGGCGCGTTGGTGCAGCGTGAGAAAACGCGCAGTGTCTTTCTGATGGTCAAACGGCTTGAACATACCGGGCCACCCGTAATCGCGTTCGATTGGTGAAGGCACAGAGTTCCCGTTTGGAAGGAGTTGTGCAAGTTTTTGCACTTCGTTCACGCCCCAAAAAACAAGCATCTCGTGGTGCTGTTCGCGTTGCCCGAGGTACTCGCTTTTAGCAATGTACTTATCGATCTGGTCTGCTATCTCATGCGAACAGAGAAAGCGCAACGCTATATTTTCAACTATTTCCATACTACCTCTTTACTGAATGGGGTCCTCGTCTTTCCGAGGTGTCCGTCACTTCCACCGGAGAGAATCGGTTAAGTGACTGATGCGGTTAAAGGCATGAAAGCAACTGCGCGGCCATCTGACACACTCACACCTAACTGTCAGATTATTTGGGGATCACTATGTATTTGTCAAGTTCTTTTTCTCTCTTTTTTGCTGGTTTCTGATACGAGGTTTCCCTTAGAGTCACGGCTGAATGAACGATTACGTGAAGCAGATTCGATGCGTACACCGTCCTTGTTTTTGCCGCCTTTGTCCATCGCTTTAACGTGCGCAACATCCTTGCCTTCACGCTTGTCGGCCTTGCCGTTGCCGTTGTTGTCATCGCCTGTCTTGTCAATCCCTCGACGGGCGCGTTGACGCTCCATGCGGTTGCCGTGTTCGCCGCGCTCTTTCTGTTGCTCGTATTCTTTCTTGTACGGCCTTGGTTTACTTACGTAGGGCATCATCGCTCCTTATGGTGTTCGCATGTGTGTACTGGACACCACCCGCACAGTGGGGTGGGGTTCGCTTGCCAGCTATCATTTTCGTAGGAAAGCCGCATTCTTTCAAGCTCCCAATAAAAATCTCGCCAGTACTCGTCAATCTTTTCACGGGAGTATTCTGAGGTAACAAAGTGCTCGTGCGCGACGAACAACAGACCAGCTTTGATGTGTTGAAGTTTTGGAAAATGCGCGAACGCCATGAGTGCCATCAACTGAAGCTGCTTGGGGTCTGGGTACTTGTTGCTACCTGTCTTGTAATCAACAATAAAGCCTTGGTCTTCGTCCACTACCAACAAGTCAGCGATGCCCCGTGCCCAATAGTTCTTAGCCCCAAAGGTGCATGGTTCCTTGTCGTAGGTGATCGCCATACGATGCTCGGGGTACTTGATACCCTCCATCCCGCGCAAGGGGTCGAGTTGTTTTTTGTACCGCTCGTAGTTCTTGGCAAGAGGTGTGCCCTCCTTAACGTAGTTCTCAAGAGCTGTGTGGACCTCAGTGCCGTACAACATCTGCTGAGTGGGCCGCTTGGAGAACTTCTTTAATACCTTTACTTGCTGGTATTGCTTTGGGCAGTTACTGTAGTCTTTCAGACCTGAATAAGACCACTTGATTTCTTGGGGTGTCATACTGAATCCTTACTGGTGAGTTGTTTAGAGCTGAGATGTTATCAGCAATCACCGTAAGTATCGCCAGCATTAGCCTCACATGCAACGGGTAGTCCTGTCGCCCACTCAGGCGCGATGTGCATGATTTTGGTTATAGCCTCCACTGCGTTGTCCACTTCATAGTCAGGCACTACGCACACAGCAGCGTCATGGACCGTCAGTACCACCCGATGATGGTTGTTGATCTCAAGCATCTGAACGCCCACGACGATACGCGCAAGGGCTTGAACCACGTTCTCAACGACAGCCCCGCCCCAGATAGATATGGTTCCTCTACGAGAGTCATACACAGTGCTGGACTTCTGCTTCTCTTCATCCCACTCTTTGCGTAAGTTCTTGTAGCGGATACGCATGTTGTTTGGAAGGATGATGCCCTCCTTGTCGTAGAAGACACACTTGTGTCTGCCGAACTGTTTGGGGCCATGCTTAAACGAACCGTTGAGCATATCGTTGAGCATCGCATCCGCTTCGCCCCACAGCTCGATGATCATGTCGTTCTTGTCGCGGTACACACCCACGATACGCTTGGCTTCTTCCTCATCAATCTTCACGCTGATGGGTTGAGATGTAGATAACGTGTGTTGTAACTTCAACGCTCCAGTGCCGTACCCTAGTCCAAGGATACAGGTCTTACCAACGAACCGTTGTTCAGAATCTTTCTTCGTGATCGTGCGCCCGTAAACCGCAGATGCAAACAGTGAGTACACATCCTCGCCTGATGCGAACTGCTGAACCACATCGTCTTGACCAGCCAGCCACGCAACCATACGCGCTTCGATTTGTGATGAGTCAGCGTTGATTACCTTGTAACCTTCTGGCGGCACGATGGCCTTCTTGAGCGCTTTCTTCTTGGGGTCACGGCTTGGCAGATTCTGGAAGTTGATCTTGTCCATGCCAGACCAGCGACCCGTGTGCGCCCCGTAGTATTTCAGGGGGACAGGAATGAGTCCCTTGTTGCGCTTGCCAATGTCTATGAACCTTTGGATGCGCCCTGCTTCAAGGGTTGACTTCGTACCAAGTCGCACAGCGCACAGGTGCTGGATGACCTCGTCCTCGCTCTCGCACAGCGCAATGAACCCTTCATCCTTCTTGGCCAGCGCAGGGACTTCCTTCTTTTGTTTCTCGCTCATCTTCATCGGGACTTTGATGCCGTAGTTTTTAAGAATCTCAGCAAACTTCTTATTGCTGGACAAGTTCTTACGGACCTCTTCTTCAGTCTCGCATTTGAGCTGGCTCATGAGCGATGACAATAGCTCAGACTTTTCTTTGCGCATGTCTTCAAGTCGGGTGTTCAGCTTCTCTTCGTCCACGTACAACATAGGGTGAGTGAACATCCGTATCGTCATATCCATCAGGCGATACTCATCCATAGGAAAGTCTTCAGCCATGATGTTAAACAGCTTGTAGGTCAGCGTCACATCATTCTTGCAGTACTCTCCGTACTGCGCTAAGTCTTCGGGGGTGAAGTCTTTACGGCGTTTGTCGATAGCCGCAACAACCTCAGTTCCTTTAACGCCTATCTTGTAGCGTTCGGCAAGTACTGCCAAAGAACCGCCAGCATCAACCCCATGCAGTGACCTAGCCATGCCCAATGTGTCGAGATAGATTTTCGGTGTGATACCGAAATGCCAATACAAGATACAACCATCAAACAGCGTGTTGTGCGCCAACATCATAGAGTTGCGCCAGTCGAATTGGAGAAGCCACTTACGCATCGATTCACGGTCCCCTGAAAACCAAACTGGTTCTCCTGAGTCCACTTGGACTGACGCCCCGATCACCTCGAAACGCTTGTCACGCACGTATTCTTCGGTGGTCTGGGTACGGAAGCCAAGGCCCTTACTTGTGTAGTAAGTTTCAAAATCGATGGTAAGTAGGCTCATGTTGTTTTACTTAATTGAGTTGATTTCGCGGGTGAGATACCACATGGCTTTCTCAAGGTCTTCCTTGCGGTTGCCTTTGTGGTCTGCACGAGTGATGTACTTGACCACGTTGCCGAGGTTGTACCCAAGCTCTTTGGCTTCGATGAAGTCGATGGTCTCAATGCCACCGTACTTGTAGTGCGCGGGGTGATTCACGGGGTCGTGCTCAGGTTCTTCCATCGTGATCGGAATCTCGATCTGCGGGTTTACGATGGGGCGCTCAGATACTTGCATAAGAATCTTTCCGGTAACGGGATGCACTCGGTGGCCTTGTGTGGCGAGTTCAGCCGCGTGGCTCTCCATCTTCTTCTTGATGATGTACACGTATTGGTACTTCAACCCGAGGTCCTTAGCGACCTCAGCTACCTTCTTGGTTGGGTTTTGTTTGATGTACTCACGTACTTTAGCGGACTGGGAAATTTTAGCCATTTAGATTCTCCTTGGTTGGCTGGTTACAGAAAAGCTTCGGGTAAGTTAGTCGTTGGCTTCTTTCTTTCGACGGAAGACAGGTGCATCAAGCTCAACACTTTTGGGTCGGCTCGATCGAACGGCCACCACGCGTTTTTGATTAGGGCGTGGAGTTGTTCCCGCTGTGACTTGTTCAAGCGAGATGAATGTGTGCAGGTTGCCGCATTCTTTTCTGCGCCAGATTTCGTTGATGGTTTCATCGGTTCGTGTCTCCAGTGTGCGTGTCCATGCGTTGCATATCGGGCATTTCATAGTTCATGTTTGTTGAGTTGGGGCTTGGTTTTTGGTGCGGCCCGGCTGTGGATACTGAAGGCTTTGTAGGCCACCACGTTTTCCTCCGGGGTCAGATGAGCGTACCTCTGCGCGGCTCTTGGTTTAAACGCAACATCCTTTATAAAGATGCTTGGGCGCGGGTCTTTC